CACCAAACATTCTTAAAGCACTGCGGTTGTCAATAGTTTTTTGATTTCCATAAACTTGATATGGTTTATAGAATTGTTGTTGTACAATAATTTGTTTACTGTATGCATCAAATCCAGGTGTAAAACCCATTGCTTGAATAACTACATTCTGAACTGCTTTCTGTGCTTCTAAGTCAGATGCTTTACCCATTTCATTGGCAAGGTTCTTACCTTTTTCTACTGCTTCTGCTTTTGCTGCAGCTTCTCTTCGTTCTTGGAGTGCTTGGCGAGCAGTTGGTGCTGCTGGCTTATCAGATGACGCTTGAGAATTATTAGAATTCTGTGACGGAGAATTGCCTCCAGTGCTTTTCGGAGAATCATCTTTTTTATCCTCTTGTTTGTTTCCACCTTTTGGTTCAGGTTTATCTCCACCCTTTGGTTCATTCTGAGCCATCTGTTGTGGTGGAGGTGGAGGTGGTGCTAGCTGAACTGCTGCAGCTGGCGAGTTATTGCTTGTTGATGATTTTGCAGTAATTACTTTGTCTACATTGGTGTCACCAGTGGCTGATACACCAGTAGAAATAGAACCATCATTATTAACAGATGTAGTAACCGTATTGACTGCTATTTTTGTATTTGATGGATCATTTGCTTTAGTTGCAGCAGTATCAGATAATGCTTGATTCACTACTGTTGAATCTATTCCTGTTACCAAATATTTGATAGCATAAGCCGTAGCATAACCTTCACATTTATTGCTATAAAGTGAATCTTTGATACATTGGTCGTTTAAATATGCTTCAGCGTATCCTGGACATGTAGTACTATAAAGAGGATTAATTCTACACTGATATGTCAAATAAGCAGAAGCATAACTTGGACATGCAGGATTTGAAAGTGGGGTAGCAGTACATTGTTGTGTAAAAATTGCTTCAGCGTATCCAGGGCATGCAGAGTTGTATGTTGCGTTAGCTGCACACATCTGAGCCTGATATGCTGCTTGGTATCCAGAGCATGTTGTAGAAGAAAGAGGATTTACTACGCATGGGTCTGGTGTATATTGCCAATTACTCCAACTATTATAAAGTGCTCCTGTGCCATATTGATTTGCTGCTAAGCCAAAACCACCCATCGAATCTGCTGTTCTTTGTTGAGGAAACACATAACTGTAGCTGTAACTACCAGATGTATTTTGCTCAGTGTGTAAATGCGCATTAGAATATATGACATTTGCATTATTGTCTGTTACCGCAACACCGACTGCCATTGAAGAAGCATCATACTGTCCACAACCAAGTGTTCCATCTGCGTTCATTGCAGCAACAGAACACCACTGTCCACCAACATATAAATCATAGCCATATCTAAAGCCATTAATCTGCACACCTGATCCAGACAAACTTAGTGCTTGGTTGATAGCATAACTTTGCACTCCATACTGATTTCCTAATATATTTTGGCTAGTAATAACATTATTGTATCCAGCACATGATGGAGAATACAATGGGTTGCTCATACATGGATCAGTTGTATAGTTTAGAGTAATCGATGGATCTCTAACTTGTGGTCCATAGTAACCTGCCCAGAAACGAGCATCTTTACCAGTGAATGATAATGCAATTTGATCTGCAGCAAGTAAATCTTGAGGGTTATTAAATGTTTGAGTACCAGTCTTTAATTCAAATCCTTGTGTTGGTGTACTGTAATTATAAGTGTATGATTGAAGAGCATTACCACCTCTTAACATCTCAACTTTACCAGTCAGCGTTCCACTATTTTCACCAGAGTTATTGATCATCCATGAATAATTATACCCATTGATTTTAATACCAGAGTTTGATAGATCTAACGCATGTTGGATAGCAAACGCTTCAGCAGTAATTCTTTGCGTGGCTGTTCCAGTAGTATACCCAAAGGTTAACGTATTGGTTGCTGCATTATATGCTGGTCCATTACCACCACCAGAAAAGCCACCTGCTTGCCCAGCAACAGAACCACTCCACGCACCAACTGATGGTGTTAGGATATTTTCAGATGTTATTGGAGTTTGTGCTTGTGCAGAGCAATGACCAAGTATCATTGCCAATATAAAGACAACAAGAACAACAACTAACCTAGTCATTGGTTAGTCCTTGCTCTTGACTTTCTGTGGTTGACGATTTGGTGTAGCTTCCCAAATTGCTTTTGCTGGCTCACCAATTTTACCATCTACTGGACATGGTGTACCAGCATTCATCATCGCTGAGAATACTCGTTCATCTTGACACATAATGGCAACTGCTGCAACTTTCATACCCATATCGTAGATACCACGAGCAAGTTTAAGTCTTTCACAGTTTTTATCGACCATGGTAGAACCAAAGCTGATACCAAGAATTTGAGTTTGTGCTGCGCCAGAAACACCTACTGCGCAGACATCGGAATTGATCACCGTAACTGCTGGAGCAACCGCAGTTGGTGGAGGAGATTTTACTGTTGTTGTGCTATTTGAAGTAGAATCAGTTGTGCTTCTACTAGTCGAGTCAGTCACGATTGGGTCTGCTGCCCAAACGGAAGATGTAGCCATGACAAAAAGCACCGCTGTAGCGATCTTTTTGAACATTTTGAAACCTTTTTGTTGTTTTAGTTATAAGAGTATCATTAAGAACTGCAACTCACATCTAAGTTTATTTAGGAGAAGTCGGTTGTCCGACTACTTCTTTTCTTGCAGTTTTTCAACGTCTTTTTCGATAGCGGATTTCACGCTTGGAGATGAAAACACACTCTGGACTTTATTTAAGAATGATTGCGTTTTCGTTGGAGGGTTTAGTTCTTCTTCAGTTACTGGTGTGATTCTTCTTCCAGCTGAATCAAACTCAATTTTCTTTTGTAATCGTTTATAAAGTTCTGGTTCCCAATCTTTAGTGGGTTCATCTACTTGAATTTCTGGAATTTCAGACTCTAACAACTCATTCACTTCTTTTTTAATTTCTTCTGGAACAACAGTTGTTTCGGTTTCTTCAACAATTTCTGACTCATCCCATGCGTCAGGTGTTTCTTTTGACAAATGTTGCGTCATATGATCAAACACAGGAGTTGTGCTCGTTTCATCAACTTTTATTTCGTCATTAAGTCTAATTTCATTTTTTTCTGGGAAGTCTTCAACAGGTGGTTTTTCAAAGAATTCATTCCACTTTCTTTTACCTGTGTGTTTAAGATTCCAGTTTGCTGCGATTAACAGAAGAACTGCTAATGGGTCAAATACAATAACGATGAGTATGGTGACGATACGAACTGCCTTCTCAAGCATGTTCGTATCATTTGAACTTTCGTCACCATATATCAATGCAGCAATGTATTTTATTGGTCCAACTTCTGCTTCGACTTTGCGGACTTCACTTGCGATTGGCGCACGTTCTTCGTTGAGTTTGGCGATCTTGGCTTGCGCTGTACCGATTTCGTTGAGGATTCTGGCTCTGTCTTTTTGCTGTCCTCTACGGATGGCAATGGCTCTGTCTGCTCCACTGGCTTCGGTAGTTCTTGCGATGGTTTGATCAACTTGAGCATCGAGTTGAGTAAGTTCTTTACGACTTGCATTGATATTTTCCTTTTCTGTTTTAATCTTCTCATCAAGTAATGCTAACTTAGACTGAACATCTCCCGTGGGAATTGCTTGATCTAAATGTGCCTTTGATAAGAATCCGAAAATGCCCATCGATGTTAACATCATTAATACAACTAGGGCGACTACGAAATATGACTTCATCAATTTTGGAATTTCTTTCCAATTTCGATAGAGCCATGATGCAACTACGAGTTTCGATGCCTCAAGCAAAGAACCCATAAGAGCAATTGGTACTACAGCTGCAGCAAAAATTGCGACAAGACCCATCACGGCATAATATGCAGCGAGAGCCGATAACGATAGTGCAACTGCAAAAAGTAAATATGTCATAGTTTGTTTTTAATATGAGAGCCATGGACTCGGACAGAAATCTGCCCATTGTAGTAGTCGTCTGACTCCAACACCTTTCGTGCAAACTGTTCTCGTGCTTCTATGTAAGAACATTCAGCTTTGGATTTACAAAAGAAAAGAATCTCACGAACAAAGTTGTCTTTGCCGAGAGACTCTACATCTTTATTTAGTTCTATACTCGAACCATAGTACTCCAACCAATCAGAGTCTATTTTGCTACGGATCTTTTTACGTTTCTTAGTTCCGTTTTTCTGCTTTACCATTTTGTACGTAGTCTTGGCAAACTTAGATAGTTTCTTACCAATATACATACGACTGTTGGCTTTGTTCGTAATCAAATAAACAAAGCCAACGCAGTCTTCAGGTAGTTCTTCAATAAGTTCGTTATTATAAAGCCACATTAGAATAATCAGTAGTATAAACTACTATTTATTCTTCCTCGTCGTAGTCGTCTTCTTCGTAGATATCAGCAGAGCATATAGGACAGTAAACAATGTCTTCCAATCGCTCTTCTGATTTGAGGATAATCTTACCTCTTGCCTGACATTCATTACACTCAAAAATCTTAGTTGTCATTTTTGACCCTTGCTAGTTTAAATTTCTCTAGTATTTTAAACCACATCCAACCAATATCGAATTCAAACCATCGTCTGCTTAATTTAGGATTTGCTGGTTCAGCGTGATGATTGTTATGTAGTTCTTCACCACCAATAATGATACCAAATATTGATATGTTCTTTGAACGATCTTTGGTATCAGTGTTACGATAACCAAACCAATGACCAACAC